TAGCACCGCGATCCTCTAACTCTTTGCCATCATCGTAACTAGCCATAATTCTTCCATCCTGAGAATTTTATCTCTACAGGTTTCACATTTTTAGGTTTTGGCGAGTGCATCGACATCATTAAAGCATCGCCCATATTCGGAGAAGGTATTGAGTACGGCTTCTTCGCCATTTCTATCTTGCTCAGTATCTGGATTTTACCAGAGTTTGAGCGCTTCAACGGAATTCTGCAAACCTCAGAGCGCAACTGCTCAATGCTATCAATGTCTGATGACAGGCTGATCAGCTCTTCTGGGTTTATGTATTGGCCTTTGACCACAGCGCGATACGTTGCCTCAAACCTATCCCGTAAAGTCCACCACATCTGGGCACGTTTGTTAAAGAAGGTTTCTTTATTAGTCTTTGCTCTCTGGCTTCCACCTAACGTGTACGGCATCTCTGGGTCATACGGTGACTCGGAGCCCTTGAACATGTGGTACTCGATCTTCTTACCCTCAAGCGCCTGATCTACCTGTCGTTTGAGGCTTATACCAAGACCGTCACAGTCCCAGATGAAGTGGTCTGCCTGAGCTGCTATCGCCTTGTCCAGAGCCCAGTCCATACCCTCATTAGAATCACCTGTTACTTTTTCACACACATCAAGAATCACGTTGCCGTGGCGCAGTGCGTAGCCCTTACTGTCACCGCCCTCATCCGATGGATCATGCGAAGCAAGTAAAGCACCCTCTGGCTTCCATCCCAGCTTGGTGTGCGCGTCTATCGCGGCATCAAACCAATCGGGCTCTATGATGCTGTCCTGAACCGTATCTAAGTGCTTACCCTCCCAGATATGCTCGTACATAGCTCTGGGTAGGTTCTGCCTATCGTGTATGCGCTCTTGCTCCAGCGGAGTCTTAACAAACCACGGGTTATCTTCGTAGTTCATTCGGATCACTAGGTGCATATCGTCTTCATATATGCCGTCCCGGTTGAGCTGCTTCTCAAAAGGCTTAATAAATCGCTCGGAGAATGCGTCAGTGCTGGACCGTGGATTACCCGACAGCCATATCTGACTGCCTGCTTCCCGAAGCGTAGGAGTTAAAGCCTTTAGACTGTCGAAGGATATTGTCTGCGCTTCCTCAACCCAGAACAGGTTAAAGCCAAACATCGACTTGACCGCCTCGACGTTGCGGGCCAAGCCTCTGAATTTAAAGCTAGGTTCACCGTTGAACAATATTTGATTGTTTTGGACCTCAAAGTCCTCAAGCCCGTAGCTCTCTATCTGCGAGGCCAGCAGGCTGTGTACCGAGTCATCAATGGAGTTCTGAAACTCTCGGAAGGCTCCGATCTTCTGGCCGCGTAGCGCCTTTAGGAGACACAGGGACGCTAGGCCATAGCTCTTGCCGCTTCCTCTGCCGCCGTAGACCACAATGAAGCGCTGTTTAGCCTCAAGCACTGGCAACAACTTTGGAGCGATCTGAAGATTCAGTCTAGGTCTCCCGGATTCACCACTTCAATAGTAACGTGGTAATCCTTCTCGATGGGCCTACCCTCTGGTCCTGATATCTCCTGACGGCTCTTCTCTGTCCATCCCATCCTCTGCGACAGCCAGAGCTTCATGCTTGGATGATCACCTTCCATCGCCTTGTCATATAGCTTCTCAACCATAATGATCCCGGCTCTGGTCAGTCCGCGCTTGTAACTATCAGAAACTCGCTTATCACGCTTCATGATTTCCTTTAACGTGTTGACGCTAATACAGAAATAATCAGCGAGCTGCTGCTGGGTTAATGATGGAGCAAGCCTTTCAACCTCGGCTACCTCATCATCGGTAAATACTTTTTCTGGTCTGGCCATTTACAGAAACTCTTGTTGTGTCTCTGGAATAATTATCTGAGCTATGCCAGCCTCAGTTCGATTATGCCTACGGGCCATTGCCTCCATATAGGCTTTGTGATCTTTGTATTTTATTCGATCTCCTCTTCTCTTTGCGCTTTGATATATAGCGATGAAAAGATCATCATCTTCCTGCGTTTTCTTCAGGAGATAATGCGGATCAGCGTCAAATTCTTTACTGTCCTGAAACAGCGCACCTGCATTTAGACCTATGGATTCTACCACACTATCACCTTTAGCGCCGCAGGCAAAGCAATACATCAGCAGCTTCCTGTCCTTCACGCTGACTGTCATGCTGGGATTCTTGTCATCGTGAACCGGGCAACAGGCTATCCAGCTCTCTTCTCCGCGCCGTCTTACCTTGTCCAGACGGTCTAATACTTGGTCATACCACATTCGTTTCTCCTTCTCATAACGCACAAAACCCGCAGTTAAGCGGGTCTTATAATCAACGCATTGCCGTTTTATTTTTTAATCCATACTGGTTTTTTAACAAAGTTAGTTACACCAGTGCCAACCCATATCTTTTTATGAGTTTCCTTCTTCTTTTCCCAGTAAGCACCTTTATCAGCCTGTGCTGACTGAAACATCTCCTCGGCGGTTGCTGGGTTACCTTTCAAAAAAAACTGCATATCTTTATCAGATTTTTTATGTTTCAGGCAAAAGCTAATTAAGTTCATAACCTCGTCAAAATGAGATGGCTTAAACTTGAAGTGCTTATTGTAGCGATGGTTTATTATTTCGTACTTGTACATTCGTTTATGCCCAGTTATTGATTTGTTGGTACTTCTACCGCCAAACCCGCCGTGAAGCGGGTCTATGTTATTGGTTTAGATAACCCTTAAAACAGGTAGTCCGGTAAGTGACGATAACCAGAGACCGCTTTCTTATAGTTCGGCCCGAGTTTGCCATTGTAAACTTTGTTGAACATATAACGCGTGATACGAATTGTGTATGACGGGCGGCCTAACTGGTTATGGATGATTTTTTTATAAGTCATCGTTCTACTCCGTTTTATGTTTGGTTGTTTACGCGAAGAAACAGTTTTTGTGCAATTCTGCAAACGCTTTTTCTAACATTGTTCGTGCTGCTGCGTGACTCTTGAAACCGTATTCACCAGCGAAGTCAATGCTGCTGCTAGTTGAAAACCTATCCGCTATGTTTGCTTTTTTTGCCTTTAACAGCTCTGCAAGCTCTTTGGCGTTTTCCGCAAGCCCGACATGAACAGAGTCGATGCTTACTAAAATTGCGTTGTCCATTGCTTCAAAAAATATGTGCTTAGCCATTCTGTTTTCTCCTCAAGGGAGCAGCACCGCGCCGCTCTATGGTTCCCATTCTACTGATATCTCACACAGAGTCAACACTTTTTCACACTTCAGGAAAAATAAATCAAAAAGCCCGTAGC